GTCCTTGTTCTTTATAGGTATGATTGATCACAATCATGGGAATGTCTTTGATGTTTAGATGCGGAGTAACCATGCGGAACAGACTCTTGAGCTGCTTGGCTCGAGTCATGTCAGCCACGCTCTTGCCTTCCAAGGCATCGTCAACTTCTTTCTTTGATGCCAGGTTACCCACCGAGTCAACAATGATCATGACATGCTCACCGCGTTCAATGTTATTGAGCTGCTGCATGCTGTCATGCTTCAACTGTTCAATGTCGGTTATTGGTGTATGAAGTACACGGTTGGTGTCAATTCCGAAACTATCAAAATAAGACTGAGGACTACCAAACTCAGAATCGTAAAACAATACAATAGCGTCTTCATATTTGTCCATGTAGGCTTTGGCCAACATCAGGCCAAACGCAGTTTTAAAATGTTTACTAGGGCCGGCAAATACCGTGAGACCCGGAGCCAACCCACCATCCAACTTACCACTGAGTGCCACATTGATCATGGGCACCGGTGTTTGAATAAGATCCTTGGCTGTGAAAAATTTACTGTCTGCCAGGACGTCAGTGTCTTTGATGGTACTATTCTTCTGCAGCTTTTCTAGCAATTTGCTCATACTAACTCCTCCAATACTCCAAGAATTTCTGCAAGCACCAACAGCACACCTGCAATCATCACATCAGAAACAATCAATGCTGCACCAGCACCAATCCTCAACGCACTCTTTACAAAACTTACATTGCTATGATTTAACTTCATTTTTACTCCTAACTAAAAAGGTCGGCAAGACTGGCCTGCGGTTTGGTGGTCCAGCCCAGGCCTTCGATGATGCCATTCAACGGTTCAATGAAACTCTTCTCCCACATTGTATCATAATCTACGAAAGAAGTCAATTGTAATTCTTCGGGTAATTCACCAACAAAACCGATGCAGTTTTCTTTGATGTGGTTGGGTTCTCGGAGATACAGGAATCGAATCTTCTCGCCTTCCTGTATCATGGGATAGCGTTGATCGAGACCACGCTGTTTGACATAGTGATTAAATAAAAGGGCTCCGCGCACATGCATGGGAGTACCTTTGGCATAGATGTCGGTATGACTAGTATATTTAGCCAGGTTGTTCACGCCGCGTGGAAATGCAATCTCATGCGGCGCAAGTGTAAGGTAATCGTTTTTCGCGATCTTAATGTAATCCTGAAGCGCAGCTTCGTCCTGCGTGATTGCAACCTTAACCGCATTCTTGAGTGTTTGGCGTATAACTTCCGGCGTTGACGATCGAACAATTTCAAGGCCCATGACCTTGAGTTTCGGTTCCGCATACTGTACTCCTTCGTTGTTATATACATTGAGAGCATAGCGTTTCTTGGCCACCCAGATGCCGCGAGTCGCTATGGCCTCTCGCTTGAATACAATTTTATTGTCATAGGCATTGGTATATTCCGACATCAGTCCACAGGCCCGATTAATTGCTGGTGCAATCTTTTCTTCACATATCTTATCTAGTATGGCAACAATCTCTTCGTTGGTCTTGTCGGCATAATACTTCTTAACCAGGGGGTCCAGAGTAATATAACAGCTATCAGTATCGGAATAGAAACTGTACATCACATCTTTGGTGCCACAGATCTTATTTAGGTACGCATCAAGCGCTCGACCAACTGTGCGAATGATATATTGTCCGGACATGGTGATGCCTTCGGCGATACGGTCGTCGAAGTATCGGAAGTAATAGTTGGCCCAGGCGCCATACAAGCTGTTGAGCTGAATCTTTCGGGCCATCTGGAAGTTGTTGTACTTGGAGATGTCATTTTGATATTTTGGATCTTTTGTATCTTCATATTTTCTCTGCGCCTCAATCATCAGCTTTTTATAGTCCTGTCGATCCTTGAACAGCTTGGCCACTATCTCCGGAAACAGACCAGGCTTATCACGCCTAAAGGTATGGCCATTGGCACTCATGGCCAGATCCTGATCTACTAGATCCGCTGTATTAATTTCTCGATCCAGCAGACGGTCTACTGTAGTCTGCAGGAATGTATCAGTCAGGGTTTCCGGACTCATGTTATACTGCATGATGATGCTGGGATATAGCGACGTGGCATCAAAACTCACCACCCAATCATACTTGCCTGGTCGTGGATCTTGAACATAGGCACCCACAATTGAACGATCTGGACGACTGCGGTCACGTGGATGTACAACTATGTTCTGATCCCAGAGATGATTGTAAAGAATACAATCCCAGATGCGCACCGCACTGAACACATCGGCAAAGTTGCATTTGGCATCATAGGCCATGGTTAGAGCCAGCTCGATGAGCTTCATTTTATCTTCGAGTTGACTGACTCGCTCAACGTCAACCCGGTTATACCTAACAAACTCATCCCAGTCCTTGGTGTAGAACTCTTTGAAGGTATTGTAGGGATTTTCCAGCTTACCCACACCTAATTCAACCTTACAGATATAGTCCAGCTTGTAGCTCTCTTGGGCGTTATAGGTAAACTTCTTGTAGAGGTCCAGATAGTCCAGCTGATTTACACCGGCAATTTCATAGGTAACCATGACCTTGTCGTTCATTCTAATTTCACGAGCTCGCACATTGCGCCAGGGGCTCAACTGTTTGACAGCGTCTTCACCTAAAACACGGCGGATGCGATGCACCAGATAAGGAACATCAAACAGGCCAATATTCCAGCCAGTGATAACATCTGGACAGCGATGTAGCCAATCAGCAAGAAACTGTCGGAGCATAGCTTCCTCAGACGCACAATCTCGGATACTATAGGTTTTAATGGCTTTGGTAGCATAGTCTTGGATACTGATCAGCAGTATGCGCTCGTTGGCTGAATCGATGTCGGGGAAACCACTCTCGGTTTCTGTCTCAATATCGATGCTGGCAATATAGATCTGCGACATATCGAAATCAATTTGACCGGCATAGTTTTCTGTGATGTACTGATACTGCCAGTTGGTATTGCCGTGAATTCTCATGTTACCTACATCATCATAGGTCTTGGTGAACTCACGAGCGTCCGCAACATCGCCAAACTCAATGATTTCCAGGGATTCACCGAAAAGATTTCTATATAACGATTCGCCGGGTTTCTTTCTGGGAACAAACAATTTCGGTTTGAAAGCCGGTTTTTCCTGATATCTGCGACCGTTTTTAATGCCTCGCACACATATCGAATTACCTAACTGTACAACACTGGTATAAAAGTTCATAAAATCCCTAAAGTCTTATTTTTATCTATTATAAATACTTGTAATAGCGATGTCAATATAAGCATCGTTTTTTGAAGTTCTTTCTTTGTTACCTAATAATAAAATCAAAAGGAACAAGAATGTTAAAAAAGCTCATCGTCTGCGCGGCTTTCGCCGCTTCTTCTGTCTACGCTGCCGATCCCATAGTAACCGATTCAACAAGTCGCAGCACCAGCGAAACCACCACAACGGTTAAATCACCACCACCAACAGCCATTGCCCCATCAATCAATAGCCTGAACAGCGATCTCTGCGCTGTGGGTGTCAGCGGCGCTGCTCAAACTCAGATTCTGGGTATTGCCATCGGCTCAACCTTCGTAGATAAGAACTGCGAAAGATTGAAACTCAGTAAATACTTATTCGACATGGGCATGAAGGTTGCTGCTGTGGCCACTCTATGTCAAGACGAACGTGTATTCACTGCCATGATGAATGCCGGTACTCCTTGTCCAGTGGATGGCAAAATTGGTCAGGAAGCTAAAGATATTTGGGATGCCGATCCGAAACGTCAACCACAAAAAGTAAAGAGTAAAGACTAATGAAAAAACTACTGGCCCTATTGGCTATTGTAGCATCTAATGTGTTTGCTGTCGATCTATCTACTCAAACTACACCTGAACTAATAACATCGGGTACGGCTCATACCTGGACTGGTGCCACAACCGGTTCCATGGCCATGGTATGCCCTCCAGGTGGAGGAGCATGTTCTGGCGGACCACAACCACTGTACGATCCAGCAACCAACACAATCAATTTTAGTTACGGTCAGGGCAATGTTGCACAAACATTTGCCATCAACCAAGCACTGCAAAATGCCGGTGTAGGCATTCAAGTTCAAGGCTACAACTATACCTGGGACATACGTAATATGAATGGCGACAACCGCCAACCCAGCACAGATACATTAACTGCTACCGTAGTTACAACCAATGGTCAAGGTGCGGTAAGACGCACAGATAGCTGGACCTATAGTACTAAGTTTGATTGGACTACTTTTAGCGGTACGGTGAACTATACTAATCCTGGTCCTGTATCTGATTTTGGAAGCATGACTGTTAGATTCACTGGCAGTGATAGTGGTTTCTGGGGTGGCTATTTTGGTCCTCAGGTTCGTAACGTAGGATTGACATTAAACTATGGTATTGACCCTTGTGCAGTAAATCCTTCTAGTTCACCAAGCTGTCCTGGATATGAAAACATTGTTACAAGCACCAATCTGCTTTCTGGTACTACTGGGTCACAAGCCTACGCCATCAATCAAGCATTGACCTTGGCTGGCGCGGGAGCAATCATTCACGGCTTTGATTATGGATATACCTACAATGTTGCAGGAAGAGACTGTAAGTCATTCGATATATTTGGGTTTTGCTTGACCGGTTACAAATATTCCGATGCCGGTGTAGCCACAGTAATTACCAATGCTGATAATAGCACAATTTACGAAGATAGTCAAACTCATAATGGTGGCGACAATGGTCAATCTGGTACCTATGCAAAGAGTCTGAGATTCGATTATTCCCTGCCCATGGCCGCACTTGGCGGGTTTGCCATGGCACCCTGGACTCTGGGTAGTTCTAGCATCACCAACATGTATAGCCGAGCCATTTATACTGCAGATCCTTGTCTAACCAATCCACTGTCATCCACTAGCTGTGCGGGCTATGCTCAAGCTTATCATGATCAGCAGTGCAGCATAAGTGCGTTGTATGATAGTTCATGCCCAGGTTATGCCGCTGCCTATCAGACTCAGCAATGTAACATCAATGCTCTGTATAATTCAGCTTGCCCGGGCTATGCCGAGGCCTATTATAATCAGCAATGCTCCATCAACACTTTATATGACAGTGGTTGCCCGGGCTATGCCGTTGCCTATCATAATCAACAATGTTCTATCAGTGCCTTGTATGCCACTGATTGTCCGGGCTATGCTCAAGCCTATTTTAACCAGCAGTGTAATTTAGATGGTTTGTATAGCACACAATGCCCAAACTATACTACTGCCTATGCAACCAAGATGTTGTTTGAACAACAGGGCATTGCTAGTATGGTGGCAACTGCAGGCACAGTAGCGTCGCTAGATCCAGCCAAACAAAGTACTCAGGCCATCAAAGACAGCAATGTTAATAACGCCATAACTCCGTCCAGCACTGTGGCACCAACATCCGCAACCGCAGTAAATTCAGTGGTGCGCGAACCCAATCCAGAAACTCGCACACCACCCAAAGAAGAGAAGCGAGTTGAAAGAGTGGCTAATCCAGAAACTCGTGAAGTCCCCAAAGAAGAAAAGAAAGAAGTTCAGACACCTAAAAAGACAGAAGAGACCAAACGGCGCACCGAAGAAGCCGTTGCCGCCGTTGCACGAGCAAGATCACATCAGGAAATTGTAGAAACTCAGCGAGCCATTGTCGCCGGCATGGGCCTGTTGCCAGGGTTTGAATCCTATCAGAATAATAATATCGTTGATGCGCAGTTTTATAAAAGCAGGGAAGTCTATGCCAATCAGAGAACCACAGATAATAAAAACGCACAAAGGTTCTTGAACGGCGCCAGCGAAGCACGACATCAGATGATGATCGAACAACAATACAAATTAGGAGAGCAGTAAAATGTCAGACAAAAAAGTAGATGTTAACGCAAAAGTCGATGATCTCGAAGCCGCTGCGGAAAAATATGCTAGCGCCAACACCGTGATTAGCATCGGTGGCTATGAGTTTACACCGGCAAAATTGATGGTAGCCTTTACCATCGTATCCAGCATACTCGGCGGTCTCTACGCGTCCTTTGAAGTCTACAAAGACTACATGGACATGAAGACCAAG